AGGGAGAGGCCAAGCGCAGTTGAAAACGTGGAGAGTGATGAGCGAAAATTCACCAGCGGGTTCGTGGGTTCACCCCGGCATTAAAGCTGCCAACCTAATGCCAGAAGCGTTTGCTTATGCTCAAACCCAAATAGATAGAATGATGAAATCAATATTAGGAGTTCCATAATGGCAATAAGTTATTTTAAGAACCAAATGTCCTACCCTCCACGCTCAAAGACGGGTGAGGAATTCTTGGGGCTTGTCCCTGTAGATTTTGTTCTTGAAGCGGTAATTAAGGCCGGTATTGAGTGGTTTATTAATACGCCCGGAGCTGGCCATAAGGTTTTTGGAAATCTAAATTTATCCTATTTGAAAGCTAAGTACGGGGATAAGAAAATAGCAGATATCGAAAATTATATTAAGAAATATGAAATAAATATCATTCAGTCTTTCCCGTTAAGTCATACTAAAACTCCATGCATTTCTATTCTTTATACCGATTCTTCTGAGAGTTTAGATAAGGCAGGGTTGGCAGACTTTAAGGAAGAGTTATCTGTTTTTGATGAAGTGACTGGGGATTTCGTTGAAAGAACTGATTATGGTTACACTCCAATTACCGATGGAATTCATATTGGGATTCATTCGATAGAGTCGCCAGATTTGGTAAAGTATTTGTATTATTTGGTAACTTATATTCTGAATGTTTTTAAGATGGATCTGGAAGATCAAAATATAAATTTAACCACACTAAGGGCCAACGATTTAAGTAGGTTAAATGAGTATTTGCCAGAGAATATGTTTTCTCGATTCTTGTCTTTTAATGCATTGACCTATGCCGCTTATGATAGAGGAACAATCACGGCCATTAAACAGTTTGTTTTTAATCCAGATGTCGTCATTATTCCCTCCCCGATAACCACACTTCCACCAGTGGAGGTGTCAGGCTCACAAGGAGCATCTGGTTCTGGATTGCCAGCAACGACTCCGGTTGTTCCTTCTCCGCCGCCATCCGACCCTAGCTACAATACGGGAGTGGATGGAGAAATAGTTATTCTAAACGACAACGAGGTGAATTTGCCTTCGCTAGAAACTAAGAAACAACAGGATAATTGATAAATAATTCCGATATGGCAGAATAGAACACTCAAAACGAGGAAATAAATGAAAAAGAAAAACGAAGTTGTTATGCCATCAAGAATAGATGCTGATTTAAAAATACGATTAATTAAGGCAAGTAAAATGCCTGAACAAGTAAAAGAAAAATATATCTACAGAATTATGGAAAAGACGAGGATGCTTTTGGGTAAAAGCGCAGAGGCAATTTCTTTAGGAGTCTATGTTAGATTAAAAAAAACAAACCCTGAACTAATAGCGGCCATGGAGAATTATCCAAAAGCTGTTGGAGTGAAGGCCGCAACAATGGCCATGTGGGATGATATTTTTAAGAACTTTTGAGAATTCTTTTCCGATAAGTGGTTAATTAAGTTTTGGTAATATGGAGGTTTCCATTGGTAATAAGAAGGAGTTTTAACGGAAGTACACTTGTAAAACCGGGTGCATACTCAAAAATAATTGTAGAGAACCTCTCAGGATTCCCGTTGTCGGCAACAGGGACGGTTGGGATAATTGGCGAAGCTGCTGGCGGAGAGCCGGGAGTTATCGACATTTTATCTGGCACGGAGATCCAATATGCAAAAGCAAGATACAAGTCAGGGCCAATCGCAGATGCCCTAGAACTTTTGATGAATCCATCCAACGATACAAGAATTGTAAATGGTGCTTCAACCATTATGGTTTGGAAAACAAACAATTCAACCAAAGCGACAGGGCTTTTAAAAAACGAAGCTACTGTTGATTTGTTTTCATTAGAAACAAAAAATTGGGGTGAAGATGAAAACAGAGCAAGCACCCAAGTCAGTCAGGGTTCTGTAAAAACCACACACGCAACACTTGAAGGAACTATCGCAGGGCCTTTTGACTACTCGGTTTTCGGTGGAGTTCAAGGTGTTTATTCATTAACCGCTGTCGCTGAAGCAGGGACAATGGATGGTACTTATTTCCTTCTACCAATAAATGCGACAGAAACAGAGGGTTTTTGGATGAACGTAGCAGGGGGAACACCAGTTGTACCTCCAGCTTTAGCGGGGCTTGCGACAAGAACTACAGGTGTCCCAGTGGCAGCACTAGATACGGCAGAGATTGTTCGTGACGCTCTTATGTTGGCAATCAACGCTAAAACAGGGCTTGTTGCTACCAATTTGTTAAACGTAATTACCGTTGAACTAGCGTTTATCGGGGCGACACCAACCTCAGGCAATGGAACTTCATTGTTTACCGTAACCGAAGTAACTCCAGGTCTTGGGGCCACAGTTGGTTCGCTACTACTAGATGTAAACGGAATTAGATATACCTACACTACTGGGCTAAATAAAACAGCAGTAACCGCTGCCGAAGCCGCAGCCGATCTAAACACTCCTGCCAGATGGACTCCATCTTTTCCAGCAATATTGGCATCGGCATCCCCTGTTGGTTATGTTAACTTGGCCCTAACCGCTGGGAGAGAATACGGACAAATCGGAGTTGATATCGCATCGCTTATGGATGTTGTTGTCGGTTGGCTAGGAGAGGCCAGAGGTGTTGCAGGTTCTTATGTTATTACAAACAAGAAAGACCAGCTTTCAGAAATATCCCCAGATTTGGGCGGTCTAGCTCAATTTAACATTGAATATTTAGGGGTAGCGACTTCTTGTACCCTTTCTATCTCTTGGGTTTTAAATGAATTGGTTTTTGCTACCTCTTGTGCGTTACTCCCTGCCGATGATCTTAAGATTGTTTTAGAGGATGTAAACGGATTAAATAAAGAAACTATTAGCTCACTATTGACCCAAATAAATGATGGTGGGAAGTATTCTGCTACTTTTGTTGGATATCAGAATTTAAGAAATGCTAATGAATTAGATTTATATAACGCAATTCAAATTAAAAATATCCCAGCAGTTATTCATGCAGATAATTTTGATATTGCAGCTTGGTACAAAGATATTTCTCAATATATTTCTGCTACCAAAATTAAAACTGCAATGGGACATCCTGCAATTATGACTGACGCTGCTTTATTGAGTGGTGGTTCTCAAGGATCTTCTACTAACACTTCTTATTCAAATGGATTTGAGGCGTTTAAAAATCAAAGAATCAATGTTGTCGTTCCCTTAATCTCAAGAGACATTGGCTCGGTTTCAATTGACTCTGTTAACTTTATGGCCAGATCTCATTGTGCATGGGCATGGTCAACAAAAGGTAGAAACGAAAGAAGTGCTTTTGTTTCCTATAGAGGAACGCAAGCAGAACTTCAAGACCATGCAAGAAAGCTAAACTCAGCTTATATCCAAGTGGTTGGCCAACAGGCCCAAGTTTTGGATAAAACTTCAAGCGTTGTCTGGCTAGATGAGTGGTCAGGAGCTTGTGTTGCCGCTGGAATGAGAGCAGGGGCAGAAGTTGGAGAGCCTTTAACATTTAAGATTGTTAATACTTTTGGATTTAAAGTTAATGATAATTCATGGAGTCCAAAATTTAACGGTGAAGAAATGATTGAAGCAGGGGTATTGTGCTTTGAACAAACAGAGTCGGGTGCTTCCAGAGTTCTTCTTGGGAATACAACTTATGGTTTGGATCAATCTTTTGTTTGGAATAGAGAATCAGTTGTTCAAGCCGTTGGTTATGTTGCCTACGATTTAAGAACTAACTTAGAGCAAGCGTTTACAGGGAATAAAGCAAAAACTGGAACGGCAGCGGCAATAGCAAATTTCGTTAAGGCAAGAATGACTAAATATTTGAACGCAGATATTACTGTTGGAGATGATCTAAACGGTGGACTTGGCTACAGAGAGTTGTCGGTAGCGATTGATGGGAATGTGGCAGCTATAAACATCAACATTACACCAGTACAAGGAATTGATTTTATCCTTCCAACAATCTATGTAAGCGATATAAGACAAACCGAGGTAGTTTAAGGAAAGGAGTAAAGCATGACTACAGTATTTACAGGGCCAAAAGCCATTTTTCGTATAGCAGGAATACCGATTGCTTACGCCTCTAATGCTACATGGAATGAAAACATTCAGCTCGAAGAAGTAAATGTTTTAGATAAAGTGGAAACACTTGAGTTAGCAGAGGTTGGGTATCGAGTCGATATGTCTTGCCAAACCTTCAGAGTCGTTAATAAATCCGTTAAACAACTCGGAATTATGCCAAAACTCCAAGAGATTCTGACTCAAGGAGAGCTGACTTGCGAGATAGTTGACCGTGCAACAGGTACGGTTATCCTTCTAATGGAAGGGGTGAAGTTAGAAAGCAGGGCCACTTCCGTAGATGCTAGAGGCGTTGCTACCGAAAATTGGAGTTTCAAAGGAATTAAGTCGAGCGATGAGTCGGGCGGTTAATCCCAATCCAATGAAAACAATTTTTCGACACCTCATGGCTTTACTGTCTTGGCATGAGGTTAAACAATTTATATATTATTAACAACAGGAGATTTTAAATGAAAATTTTAATTTTATTGGCCATTATGGGTTCAGCATTTGCTTCATATTCAGATATGCAAGCGAGAGGACAAGATCCAAAAATGGGTTCTTTTTA